GGGTTACGACCCTTCAGTAGACGTTTCTTCATAGCAGAGATAGCCATGCGGCGAGCTCTCTTGTTTGCTACTTGAGGTGTTGATAGTTGACGTAGAGCAACTTTCTCTCTGCGTTGACGCTTAGTTTGGCTACGACGCATGCGAGCTTTAGCACGGATACGTTCGATACGAGATAGAACTTCCATCAAAGCCTCTTCAGTTACAGAGTCTACAGCTTCGATTTCTTCGCCAGTATCTTCATCGATGATTGCTAGTTCTTCATCATCATACGCTTCGTAGAAATCTTCTTCAGTCAACGCATCCATGTCGGCTTGAACTTGTTGGAAAAATTCATCATCATTGATCTCGTCAAATTCTTCTTTGACTGGCTTCTTTTCGTCTTCCCAACCTTCTACAGTTTCAGACTCTACAGCTTTAGGGTGAGTCTTAACGATAGCAGTCTTAACCTTTCCTGGCTTGCTTTCTTTTTCTAAACCAGCGTATTGAGCTTCAGTTAGTTTAGAATCTTTAGCTTGGTCTTTGAAACGCTTTAGTTGAGCGTTACGTGTGGCTTGTTGCTCATCAGTTTCTTCTTTGAAGTGAGCGATAGCAGTTGCCTTTTTGCCTTTAGCTTGTAGAGTTTTTGCAGCAGCGTGGGCTTGGTGACCGTTGTCGAATCTCTTCCATGGCTTACCATCAATGTGGACAGTATGTGGGCGATCCATAGTAGATCTAGCTTTGAACTTTGGTTTTGGTTCGTTATGGTACTCGTCGTCTTCACGAGGCTTCTTAGCGAAACCAGTACGGTTATCATCGTAACCGTTACCTTCAGCAACTGGCTTAGTTGGAACTGTTGGTTTTGGGTTTAATAATTGTTCACCAGCTTTACGTTCAGAAGCAATCTTATCTTGTTCACGTTGAAACGCTTTTTGTAGCTTTGCTGCAGCACTGGCTTCACCAAGATGGTGCTTAACCTTCATATGGCGTAGACCGTGGTTATCACCCATATGTGCGTTACCAACTAGACCGTCTTTTACTTTGTCTGCAATTTCAGTTTCATCTTTAGTCATTTGACCAGTTGACTTGCGGAAGTCACTTAGGCTCATGATAGATTTAGCGATGTTATACTTCTTGGAAGTATCAACAACAGGAGAATCTGCACCTTCAGCCATGTTCTTAAGATTAGTGCGCTCACGCTCTTGTTGCTTGGCTAGGTCTTCTTTTTCTTTGGCTTGATCAAGAGCAAGTTTCATCTTAGCTGTATCAGCTTGAGCCTTCTTAGCTTCTTTGTTGCCACCAGCTAACCCAGTTGCAACTGCTGCATCAGCTTCTTGAATTAATTTTTCGTCTAACATAAATTCTCTTTCTGTTAATTGTACGTCTTGAATCCACTTACTCACTTTTAAACCAGACTCATTCTGTAACAGCAAATGATTAGAGCCACGTTTGATAATTTTATAAACGGTGTTATCGCTTTCGACGATATCACCTTCGTTAAAAAGTTCACCACGGAAATACTGTTCACGTAGATCGTCTTTAACTAGATTAATTTGTTCCTTGATCGGATCAAGGTTCATACCAATTCTAATATCATTCATTAGACGCTTACCGTCTAAATCTCTAACTGTCGTTGGTAGATTATTCTTGAACGATGTATAGTCACCCTTAGATGCCAGCTTCACTAGCTTATCATCTTCGTCGGGGCAAGTATCGCCAGCCTTAACAATCTCAACGTCAGTAATACCAACTTTCTTCAGTGCCTTCTTATAGTATTCCACACTATCAGCTGGAGTAACTAAAGTGACACTTTTGTACTTCTTAAGGATAGTGCCGATAGCATCTATCTCTTTATGTACGAATTTTGTATTTGGAAATAGGCTTCCCAAATACTGCATCTTTTTACTAATTTCTAATGGATTCTTTTTAGCGTCTTGTATCGAAGATACAAAAATGAAGTGATCAGCTTTGCGCTGACTCGCTAACTTACGGACTACCTTGATCTCAAGTTCATGACCCACGTTCGGGGGATTGAATTTACCGCATGTAAAAACAACGGTCTTGGATGGCAGTTCGCTTAGTAGTTCTTTATAGTTCTTCATTTAATCCATCAGTATAATAGTAACAGTATTATTTAGCTTTATTTAACTTCCAGCCAATCTAAACTAGCTCTAATATCAGTATTGTTTGTTCCAAGGCGATCTACAATAACTGCGAAGATTTGACTACCTGTACTATCATAGTTTTGGAAGATTGAGTTCAGGGTATTATCATCAAGTGAAACAGTTGGCGTAGCGCCAATACCACTACCTGAACCTGTGATAAAACCGTCCTTTAATACAACGAAATTATTATCTGTAGCCCAACCAGAAGCCATGTTTATACCAGTAGCATATTCACTCCAACCATATCCTGGGACTGCAGTCCAAGTAGGTGCAGACAAGAATTTACTTGTGTCTTGCAATACAACTAACTTGTAGTGTGCATCGTTAGTGGCAAATAAAGACATTGCCTTTAGCATATCATGAGATCTATTTTGCTTACCCTGTAGACTATTCATTAAGCGAACAGCCAAAACAGCAACGCCAGTTGTACCTTGAGCGTTTGAAACAGCCACTGCTGACTGGCCAGTGCTGACTGACTTAGTGTAGCTGTTCGGAGAGAAAGTACCTTCAACGAATACTGATGCGCAGATTATCTTCAGCGTACTTGAGCCAGATGTAGCTGCAGTATTATAAATTTCCCAACGGAATGGTAAACTCGGTTGGTACATATAAACTTCAGTTGTAAGGTTGTCGTGCGAGAAGTAATGAGCGTAACGTACAACGCCATCGTGAACGAAACCAACACGAACACGACCAACACCGAGCCACTGATAGTCCATAGTAAGAATCAAAACCTTGCTGAAGTCAAGTTCAGTTAAAGTATCTTGATTCCATTGAGATTGAGGGATAACTTCATTATCAACGCCACCTTTACGGATAACAATCTCAGGAGTTGTGCCATTCATTCTAAAGAAAATACCGTTCAACTCATCAAAACAACCCACTGATTGAACCAAATTAGCTTTAGCTGGATTCATGCAGAAAGTCATGAAGCTCATGGTTGATGTACCAGAAGTGTATGGGTGATACTTTTTAGTTTGTCGTACAGCTTTACTACCAGAAGCAGCAGTGACAGACGCAAGGACTTGACACTTATCAAACTCTGGAGTTAATGTTCCACCATTGGCCAATAGATCATTCATCATAATACTTGTGCCAGAACCGTACATGTAACGGTAATCGCCAAGTAGACGAGATTCTGCAGTGCGAAGTCTAGAGAATGAAGTTAATTGTGCTGAGTCTGCGTACTGAGTAGGTACACTATTTACTACATTTACGAAATAGTCTTGTTCTTGTGACATGGGTTATCCTTTATGCTTGAAGTATTCGATTTGGCGAAGACGTTTCAAAGCCCCTGCCTTTGTAGGTGACTTACCTAGATTCTTATTACCGTGTTCACTCTCAACTTCATAACCACCCTTGACTTTTTCGATATGTTCTTTTACGAACTCTTTAAACGATTTCATTCGTGACCCATACCTTTTCTGACGTCGTGATAAACAGCAGCTTTATCTTTCTCAGACATATGGCTGGGTAGACCAGAATGAAACTCTTTCTGATTACCAGCGGCAGCATGTTCTCTCATCTTCGAAGCAGACATACCTTCAGCACCTTCAGCGTCTGGGTCACGATGACCTGCAGAATGAATAGTGATAGACTTGAAGTTATAGTAACCGTGCTTTCCTTCTTTACCATTATATGTGCTCAGTAGTTTCTTGTATTCTTCTTCACGATCAGAACCAGCTACAACGTGAAGGTGACGAGCACCAGCAGCGTACATAGCTGAAGCGTGATGCATAATAGTTGGCTGCTCTTTAGAGGCACCAACGATATTAGTATTTGGGAATGCTTTCTTAGCGTGCTTAACTTTAGTGGCTACATCTAATGGGTTCTTCTTAGCGTCTTGGCTATGAGAAAGAACAACAGCGTGAATAGCGTCATGCTTATCTGCGATCTGGTGAACTTTATCAACTAGCTTCTCATGACCAACAGTTGGAGGGTTCATACGACCAAACGCCAAAACACCATGACGTTGGTTAGCTTGTTCTCTTAAGTAATTTGTAAAGTTAAACATTACTTGCGCACCTTTAATAAGTTCTGACGAGCAAACTCAGCACGGTTTACTAACTTAGTTGGTTCGCCTTTGTGATTAACAACATAGCCTTCTGGTTTAGATTCTTCACCGTTAATGTGATAATCGTAACCACCCTTAGAAGATTCAAGCGAGTTGACTAATGTATTTTTAGCAGATTGTAGGTGCTGGTGCATTTTAAACGCTGCATCATAGTGCTCTTTGTGAGCGTCGATATGAGCTAATTGACCTTCACCTTGACCAATCTTTTCTTCTTTAGATTTATCAGTCTTAACCTTATCAGCCATCTTCTGGTACTTATCCATTACGTGCTTCTTAAAGTCTTCTGTATTTGGTTTAGAACCGTCACGAACTGTTTGGTTGATATAAGTTGCTAGATGGCCACCGTCGCCACCGTGACGTGCGATATGTTTGTACATATCTGGGTTCTTCATATGAATATCACGTGCTTTGTGCATGTGTTCTTCAAACTTCTTCTGAGCTTCTGGTGGATAGTTTACCTTCTTCGTGTCGAAGTTAGCAGTATGAAGGTGAACGTCTGGGTGTTGCTTAAACTCTTCATCGCTTACATTTGGGGTAGCCTTCATATCATCTAAAGACTTGCCTTCATATTTTGTATGAACCACAACACCAACCTTTGAACGCTTAACCTTCTCCGCTTCTTTACCGTGGGCTGTATACGTGATAGTGTTTGGAGTAAACGATACAGAACCATCTGGATGAACCTGATGGTCTTCAGAAGTATGCATCAAGTCGCCTTGGTAAACACCTTTCTTTGGTGCAACCTTTTTAAGATTAGCCAAAGAGTCTTTTAGCTTAGACGCTAGACCAGGAGCATGCCCGTGGTTCTTGTCAATATCTTCAGGTGTGTAATTGATTTTAGGGTTCTTGTTGAACGCCGACTTAGAAGCAACGAAGAACTTCTTAGTGGTAGGGTGGTGGCCAAATACGATAGATGGAGAACCGTCGAACTTCTCTGTAAGGTTATTGCTAGTGTGACCAGACTTCATATCGTCATGGGCTTGCTTTAGCGCACCTTCAGCGTGTTCGAAACCCTCTGAACCGTGTAGGAATGGGCGATCTTCAGCGTGGTGGATGTGCTTTAGTTTAGCGCCATCGTCGGCTGATTCTTTAAGGAAGTCTAGGAAGTTTAGCATATTGGTATATTTAGGCTACGAGAGCGATTAGTTCTGTCATCAATTTACCTTTTTCAATGTAATGTCTGACGTAGTTGTTTTTGGTTTCACCCTTCAGTCGTACAGTAATAAGGATAGCCCCAGTCTTGGAGTCTTGAATTCTGACTTCTGGTTTTGTTTTATTTGAAACGAACACAGCTTTAAGTTCTCTGTTCTTTAACCTCAGCGCTTGGGATAGATTGCCAAATTTATAGATCATGGCTTCCTTGTTTGATAGGTTAACCATATCCACGGTTGGATCGTTACGAGTCCCAAAGAATATGATACCGTCAGAAAGGCTAGTATACAAC